GCCAAAAGCGCGGTTCCCAGCGTGGTGTCGATTGTTGGTCTACCGGCCAGCACCACCACCGTGTTCGGGCCAAATTTAGGGCATGACGGACTGGCTTTTGACGGAGGGATCAGTTTGCAGCTATCGAAAAAAGTCGGTCTGGGCGTCGGCTATCATGGCGAGTTTTTGCGTAAGAACTATTCGTCTAGCGCCATCATCGCGGCCCTGAAACTTAATTTTTAGCACTTTATGCGAGGCGAACCAAAAAGTAACTGGATGCCAGGGCAGGTTTTCGTACCGGACTTGAGCCATTACGAATGGCCCGCTGATTTTAACGCCTTAGCCGAGTCGGGCTGTGTCGGGGTAATTTACAAAGCGACTCAGGGAACCGGGTATATCGATAACACCTATGAACAAGCCCGAAGCGCCTGTTACGCCGCCGGGATGTTGTGGGGAAGCTATCATTTCGCAGACGCTTCCAACTTCGAGGGGCAGGTAAACAATTACCTCTCAAGCGCCATGCCGACCTCTGATGACCTGATCTGCTTGGATTTTGAGGATAACGGCTCTAATTCGATGAGGCTAAGTGATGCTGAAAAGTGGATTATCCTCGTTGAGCAGAATCTCGGGCGCCAAGGGCAGTGTGTTTTGTATTCCGGCAACCGGATTAAGGAAACCCTGGGAGATACGCCGAGCACTTTCTGGGGCGCCCATAGGCTCTGGATCGCCCAATACGGCACCACTGTTCAGGTTCCGTCGGCTTGGAACAGTTGCTGGTTATGGCAATTCACCGATGGCTCAAGCGGTCCTGAGCCGCATCAGGCCGCCGGATGTGGTGCATGCGACATGAACGCTTACGCTGGGGATGAAACCCGTCTGGCAACCGAGTGGAGCGGTTCTGGAACGCCATCCCCTGCACCACCGCCTCCAGAACAGTTGGTGGTCGACATTGTCATTAGCGCTCCGTCCAACGTCACAGTCAACGTCACCAAACAATCACTATGAGACAGGTGGTCATGTCTTTCTCTCCCGTTCCCTGCTATATCGAACCGGGGATTGCCGGTCCCTACGATTGCCAGGAGCTGGGGCTGATGTGGCTGGACTGGGCGGAGGCTTGTTCTCCGGAATGTATCAAGCGCTCCGAGCTGGTCCTCCTGGTTCCCAGAGAAGTGCAATTACCCCAAAGCGTTAGAGCCTGGGGCAAGGTCACCCGGATTAACGAGAACAGCTACATCAGCGAATATCCCCAGGGAGCCAACGCGGTTTTTAAGCAGGTCATCTGGTGCCAGTACCACGGGAAGATCCAAGGACCGTTCCTCTGGGTGGAACCGGATTGTATCCCGGTTAAAGCTGATTGGCTGGACCGGATTGATGAGGAGTACGCTCGCTGGAACAAGCCATTCATGGGCGGAATCGTCGAGCCGATCCGGGACGAGGCCAGGAGGGTTCGAGTTCCCCGGCACATGACCGGCAACGCGGTTTACCCGGATAAATGCTGGGAGATAGCGCCGAAGATCCTGGAAGCCACTCATACCCCGTGGGATGTCCTGGCCGCTCCGCAAATCCTGCCCAAGGCCGCTGAAACCAAGCTGATTCAGCACGAGTATCGCCGGAAAGAAATCAGCTCCTTCGAAGAGCTTCGAAGAGTTCTCAAGCCGGAGACCGCCCTCTTTCATGCCGATAAATTCGGGGCCATCCAAAAATTACTCGGTAATCGCGGGTTGCTAGACATCGCGTCGACCGAACCACCCGAGCAAAAGTCTACCGCGGTACCGGAGAATCTCGGGAAGGTTTTAGTGCCAGATGACGGCGAGAAACAAACGTACGGGTTCACCATTGAAGAATGCAGACTGGAAGACATCCTGGTGGAAATACGCGACCGCTGTGAATCCAGTAAGGAAGTTCACACCAAGATCGCCAAGTTCATGGTCCAGAGAGAGATTGTCACCTATGGACATCTCAATTATTGGAAGGCGAAAACTAATCTTCTCCGACGACCGCGTGTCAGGCCTAATCCGGTTAAGGATAGCGGTGTTCAGGAAGTTTCCAGCTTGGAAGAAATAGAGCAAATCATGAGTCAGCATGCCGACCGATCTTCATGAAGAGACCGATGAACTCTGGCCTCATTATTTCAGCGCGTACGCCAATATCCCGTACCTGCAAAAGCTTCTTTACTGCGGGTTAAACCCCTGCGTCCACCCGGAGCTTAAAGAATACGATCAGGGACAGTATTATTACCGGCGAAAATTTATCCAGACCATCTGGAGCGCTGAGGTTAAATGGCATCCCTGGATCGATCGGATGCTGAAAAGCTGGTGCGAATACAACTGGCTGACCTGGACCGGACCAGCCGCTAGCGGCAAAAGTCTCGCCGCTTCTCTCCTGGCCCTGGAATACTGGATGGAGGACCCGACCCATACTTCCGTCATCATGGCTTCCACCACTAAGGGGGCGCTAGCGCGGCGGCTCTGGTACTATGTCCAGGATCTTCACGCGAAGATCCCACCGGAAGCCGGTCCTAAAGGAGAACCGATCTACAGTGAATACCTCATACGCTGGCGTGCGGGTGATAAGAAAAACGGCATATTCGGCATCGCGGTCGAAGACGGCCCAGTGGAGGAAGCACTTCATAACTTGATCGGGTTCCATAACCGGAGGGTGGCTTTAATCGTCGATGAAGCGCCGGGTGTCAGGGAGGCGATCTTCGCCGCCTGCGATAACCTTAGCAAGAATGAAGAATTCAAGTTCCTGGCGATGGGTAACGCTGAAAGTCGAGAAGATCCCCACGGTCGCTTTTCCGAGCCGCTGGATGGTTGGAATTCTGTCGATCCTGAAAGCGATAAGATGTGGGAAACCCAGGGCGGAATGGCCCGTGGGAAGGGAGCCTGCATCTTCTTTGATGGGCGCAAAAGCCCCGCCATTACCTACGAGAACGGGGAAAAAGAGTTCCCTTTCCTGATCAACCAGCAGCAGATCAACGCCGCGCTAGACTATTACAAGACGGAGGAGGACCCGCGCTTTTGGAGCCAGTCGATCGGTTTCTGGCCTCCGGTCACTCTTAAGCGAGTAGTCCTCGATGAACGGATAGTTAACAACAATCACTGCAAAGAACCAGCTATCTGGTATACCGCTTACAGCTGGTGTGCGGCTTTTGACCCATCGTACGAAGGCGGGGACCGAAAAGTTTTTCAGGCTTTCAAACTCGGTCGTCTCGGCCCCGACCAGCACCACCGTTGGCAGATCGAATTCGCTTCGCCAGTCGAATTGAAGATCAGTATTAAAGACGACAGCGAAATCCATTACCAGATCGTGCAGCAATGCATCGATCTTTGCGAGAACTTGAATATCCCGCCCGACCGGTTCGCACTGGGGTCCAGCGGTGAGGGTGGTGGACTGTTAGCGATCTTCAGGCGTGAGTGGGGTCCGGTGGTCGGGATCGAGGAATCAGGGGAAGTCTCCAGCCGACCGGTCTCCAACACTAACCCGAAACTTTGCAAGGAGGAGTATGACCGGGTGGTTACCGAGCTGTACTTCGCGGTACGCGAGTTCGCCATCCACGATTGTTTACGCGGTACTCCCGAACAGGCGCTCAGAGAGTTTTATGTCCGGCGCTGGGACATCCAGTCAAAAAAGGTTCGACTGGAGACCAAGAAAGAATTTAAGAAGCATTTCAGCCGTTCCCCGGACTACGGTGACGCGGTAGCGTTCTGTGTCGAACTCTCAAGGCGGCTGGGAGCTACTGCCGGAAATCCGATCTTAAACAAGGCCGCTTCCTGGGGGAACGGGATGCAGAAGGAATACGATGAAATGATCACGGATGAAGCAAGCTATACCTACACCGCTGATTCCTATGAATGGTGAACCAAGAGCCAAGAAGAATAATTCAGGCGTTCTGTTTAAGAATGACAAAAAAGAAGAGCCTACTCATTCCGATTATCGCGGGGATGCCGACGTGGAAGGGATCACCTATTGGGTGAATGCCTGGATTAACGAGTACACCGACAAACATACCGGCGAGAAACGGAAATATCTGGCTTTCACACTGAAAAGAAAAACTGTCCGTAACCCACCTCTGGAGAAACCTAAAAAAGACCCGGACCTCGATATCGAGCCGGCCGACATCCCCTTCTGAATGCAGAAACTCCTAGAGCCGAACACCGTTCCTCCTGACGGATACCGGGCTTTCCAGCCTGAGACCCGGACCTGGGTCCGTGCTCCGGATTACTTTAATTTCTTCGTCAACGTCCGGGACCACCGGAAAGCCAATAACATCCCGCTGGGCGCGTTCTGGGAGGCAGAAGTTGAGGATCAGTTATGCCAGATGCTTCCTCCCGGATTGTGCAAGGAGATCGAACCAGCAGCGTCTAGACGGAACATCTTCGGTCGTCTCAAGTGGGAAGACGTGGTTATTGGCACCGAAACGGTTGCCAGCTGGGCGACTCAGGGATTTCAGAAGGTCGACCAAGCGCTGGCGGATTCTC